TATTAAGAGTAGGTTCTACAGATGGCACAGCAAGGATTAGTGAACTAGCTCAATGATTGCTACTAGGTTTTCACATAGAGGACAAGATAGATATCGAGATAGAAGAACTGATACACCTAATGACAATATTAAGTTACAAGATGGAACATACTTATTGATTGAAGGTGGAGATAATATTAAATTAGAACAAGCAGTTGGTACTGTATTTAGTGGCAGACCAATACCAAACTGATGACATTTAAAGAACTTGTAGAACTTTTAAAAAAGAAAGAAAAACAAATTAAAAAGAAACAAAGGAATAAGAATGGCAGATAGTAAAATTAGTGAATTGACAGCATTATCTACCCCAGCTGATGATGATATATTTGCGATTGTAGATACAGATGCAGGTCAGACTAAAAAAATAACAGCAGCTAATGTAAAATCATATGCAGGTGTAACTACAGAATCAGTACAAGATATCGTTGGTGCTATGTTTAGTAGCAATACTGAAACAGATATAACTGCAACATATGAAGATGCTGATGGCACTATTGATTTAGTTGTTGGTGTATCTGCTGGTAATTTACCTACAGGAATAGATGCTGCTAAAATAGGAGATGGATCAGTATCTAATACAGAGTTTCAAAGACTTGACGGTGTATCTAGTGATATACAAACACAACTTGATGGTAAACAAGCATCATTAACATTTGGTATCGGTAACACTAATGTACCACAATTTACATCTGGCGTAGCTGATGATGACTTTTTAAGAATATCTGGAACAAGTGTTGAAGGTCGTTCTGCATCAGAAGTTTTATCAGATATAGGTGGTCAAGCATCTTTGACATTTGGCATAAGCAATACTAATGCAGTCAAAGTAGACAGTAGCTCTGTTGCTGATGACGAGTACGCAAGGTTTACATCTTCAGGTTTAGAAAGCAGAAGTACAGCAGAAGTGCTTTCAGACATAGGTGGACAAGCTAGTTTAACATTTGGTATCTCTAATACCAATGCTGTTAAGATAGATAGTAGTTCAGTAGCAGATGATGAGTATGCACGATTTACTGCTAATGGTTTAGAGAGTCGTAGCACCTCAGAAGTTCTAAGTGACATAGGAGGTCAGGCTTCATTAACATTCGGTATATCAGATACTAATATTCCTATCTTTACAAGTGGGGTAGCTGATGACGATTTTTTAAGAGTAGCAGGTACATCAATTGAAGGTAGATCAGCTAGTGAAGTACTTAGTGATATTGGTGGACAAGCATCACTTACTTTTGGTATTAGTAATACAAACGCAGTTAAGGTTGATAGTGCTAGTGTTGCCGATGATGAATACGCTAGGTTTACTGCAAACGGATTAGAAAGTAGATCAACTGCTGAAGTACTATCAGATATTGGTGGTATTACTGCTAGTTCTACAGACACACTTACAAACAAAACAATAGATGCAGATGGCACAGGTAATAGTATTACCAATATTGAAAATGCAAACATCAAGGCATCTGCTGCTATTGATGCTACAAAAATAGCGGATGGTTCAGTAACAAGTGCAGAGTTCCAATATTTAGGATCTGTCACTTCAGATATTCAAACACAATTAGATGCCAAAGCTAGTAAAGGTCTGGCTGTAGCAATGGCAATCGCTTTATAGGAGAAAACATGGCACAAGACTTTGAATCAAACGGAGCGCAGATCACAAACTCTGCAACCACAATATATACATCCAATAGTGATGACGCAGTTGTTGGACTAAGACTTGCTAATATTTTAACAACTACTGTTACAGTAAGTGTATTTGTATCTGAAGGTGGTTCTACTACAAGATACATTGTAAAAGATTTATCTATACCCCCTGCTAGTTCAGTAGAGCTAGTTCAAGGTGGAGCTAAATTTGTTTTACAAAGTGGAGATATCTTAAAAGGACAAGCTGGAACAGCAGATAGCATAGATGTCTGGGTATCAGTTGTAGACGCAATTAGTTAATAGGAGATTATATGGCAACAATAACTTCAATTGGAGGTATTCAATATATAGGTGATGCACCAGCAGGTGAAACTATACATGAACACGACACCGAGATTAATAAAGATCAAATAATAACTAGTGCTGTATTTGCTGGACCAATTACATTTGCAGCTACAGTTACTGTTACTGGTACAGTTGTTGTTGTATGAATAATCCATACGATAAAAATCAACCTATCCATATAGATAGAGGCACTCGTAAACTTGTAGTTAAAAACACACAAGACACTACAAATATATTAGAACAAAATAAATGGTCACAAAACAATATTACACAAAAAGGTGATCTACAGCGTATAGCTCAAATACCATTAATAGCTTTGAAAGTTAAAACTAAAGAACGGTTTGGACATTCAAATTTTTATAAATTAAATATAGAAGAACAAAGAAATATAATTAAAGAGATGGTAAATAGTAATGAGTATATGTTCTTTAGAACAGGAGATAAAAGATTATAATGGCACTAGATAGTTATACAAATTTAAAAACAGCTATTGCAAACTTTTTAGCTAGAGATGATCTTACATCTGAAATAGATGACTTTATAGATTTAACAGAAGCAGACTTTAATAGAAGATTAAGAATAAGAGCTATGGAAAATGTAAATAGTTCTTTTACAATAGATGCAGAAACAGAAGCATTACCTACAGGATTCTTGCAAGTAAAAAGTTTTATTATTACAAGTTCTACACCAGATCAAACATTGGAATTAGCTACAGCATTCCACCAAGCTGATACACAAGGTTTTACCAATTCAGGAACACCAAGATTATTTTCTATAGAAGGATCTAACTTTAGATTTAGTCCTATACCTGATACAGCTGTTACTGCTAGATTAACTTTTTATAAAGCATTTGATAGTATAGATGGTAGCACAGCTACTAATTATATATTAACTAATCATCCTGATGTGTATTTATATGGTGCATTATATTTTGCCTCTACATTTATTAGAGGTATGGATCAAGGAACTGTTGCACAATTTAAAGCACAGTATGAAGGTGCATTACAACAAGTAAAAGATGCAGATGCATTAGATAAATATAACGGTGCGCCGCTTGTACAAAGATCAGGTATTAATATTAACAACTTTGATAATGTAAAATAATGCAAGTACCTTTTGGAGAATGGTTACCAGACCTACCAGATCATATGAATCCTGGTTCAACACAGGCTAAGAATGTATATCCTGCTTTTAACAGTTATAGACCTTGGAAAAATATAACTACAGCAACAGCTAACGCATTAGATAATAGATGTCAGGGAGCTGCATCATTTACATCTGATGGTGGTAATGTCAGTATATTTGCTGGTGATTCTAGTAAACTATATAGAATACTTGCTAACTCAGTAGTCGATGAAAGTGGTGGTGTTACTTACAACACAGCTGAAAATGCTTATTGGGATTTTGTAAAGTTTGGAGAAAGCGTAATAGCTTTTAATGGAGCTGATGCACCAAGAACTTGGTCATTAGATACATCAACAGACTTTGCTGCATTAGGTGGATCACCGCCTACATTTAGACATGCAGCAGTAATTAATAATTTTGTAGTAACAGGATTTCAACCTACTGCTCGTAATAGAGTACAATGGTCATCAGTTAATGATGCTACCAGTTGGACAGCAGGTACAAATCAGGCAGACTTTGAAGACCTACCAGAGGGTGGCGTTGTTACTGGCGTAACAGGTGGACAGTTTGGTTTAATATTCCAAGAGAATAGAATTACAAGAATGGACTACAGAGGTGGTAATGTTATATTTTCTTTTAGAAGAATAGAAGATAACATAGGAGCTGTACAAGGTAAGACAGTTATTAAAGTTGGAAACCTTGTCTATTTTTTATCTGAAGATGGTTTTAGAGTTACGGATGGTAATAAATCTGAACCTATTGGTAATGGTAAAGTAGATCGTTTTTTTAAAGATGATTTACGATTTGCACATAGGGAGAGAGTTAAGGCAGCAGTTGATTATAAAAACAAATTAGTATGTTGGTCCTATCCTTCTACTGCATCAGGAGTTACTGATAAAATTATAGTTTATAATTATGAAACTGGTAGATGGTCTCTCGTAGAACTATCACATGAAATGATATTTAACTACATATCTCCTGGCTATTCTGTAGATGACTTAGATAATTATCCATCATCAGGTTCAAATAACTTAGATGCAATTAATGTACCACTTGATAGTGATATATTTGTTGGAGGATTAAGATCATTTGGTGTATTTGATACCACACATAAGTTTGGAACATTCGAAGGTGATAACCTTGCTTGTGAAATAGGAACAGGCGAGACAGAAGTATTTCCACAGAATAGATCATTAGTTACACATGTAAGACCTATTGTTGATACTACATCAGCTACTGGTTCTATTACATTTAGAAATAGAGTAGGTGATTCACAGTCGACAACATCTCCTGTTGCAACCATGCACTCAACAGGTACAATACCATTCCATAAAAGTGCAAGATATTTTAAATTTAATATGCAAATACCAGCATCTACTACTTGGAATGATGCACAAGGTATAGACATAGAAGCAATAAAAGAAGGTTATAGATAATGTTATTAGGAAATACAGCAGACTTTGATGCTATCAGAGCAAGATATCAATCACTATCATATCCAACACCAGAACAGGCAGCATTCAATGCAAGAAGATCAAGTTATCAAGGATTACTTACTGGATCTGGTTATGGTACTACAATGGTTCCGACAGGTATACCTGGAGAAGGAGTGACTTTTTCTGTTGATCCTAATACTGGACAAGTAATTACAAATATACCTCAATATGATATGCCAGGTTTTGATACTATATATGATGAAGGATTAGGACTTATAGGTGAAGATGGATTACCAGTAGGCGAAGAAGGCACTGGTTCTTCTCTAATGGGGCAACCACTTCAAAAAGGAGGAAATGGAAAAGAAAATAGAGATAGAATTGCCGCAATGAGAGAAAGATCCGAAATGATTGATGCTATGGATAGGTTTAATATGTTGCCTGGTTATGAAGAACCTACTTTACCAGGTCTATTAGGAATTTTTGAAAGTATTATAGACAATATAGATCGTGATACGCAAATAAATAAAGTAATGAGAGATATAGAAGCGTCAAAACCTTTTGGAGTAAATAAGTTTGGTATTGGCACTTCTTACAAAGGTTCAAGTGGCACAGATACTAGTGGAGGAGCAACACCTGATACTGGTCCATCAGGCGTTGATGCAGATACTGGTAAATTTTCTGGTGGCAATCAACAAGGTGGTTTTGGTGGACCTAGTGGACACGGTACAGGAGCTACAGGATTTGGTGGTCATGGATCAGCGGATGCTGCAGGTAATCCAGGTGGTGCAACAGGAACTGCAAGATTCTAATGGCTAGTAAACAAAACTTAGAATATATTTATCAGTATGTTGATAGCCAAGAAGACTTTCAAAGAATAGTAGAAGACATAACTAATCAATTAATTACTTATCACAATACTGAAAATCAAGAGGTATCAGCATGGTTTCTTGCATAAACTGTGATCATAATTGCCATTGTAGTAACAATGGTGTTTGTTCAGTTTGTAAATGTGCTAACTGTGAACATCCAAATGCACTAGATGAGTTTTGGAAAAGACTAGAAGATAACGCAGGAGCAATAATTAACCTTACTAAACATAAAGACTAATGGCACATACATATAAAAATAGTAAAGTAGATTTGACAGCTACTAGTGTAACAACTGTATATACTGTACCTACAGGAGCTACATCTATTGTAAAATCTGTATTAGTTAGTGATGACTCAGGTAGTGGAGATACTATTACATTGACAATAACTAACGGATCAGATGTATTTAGTTTGTTTAAAACCAAAAGCATTGGTGCTAATGGAACTTCAGAATTACTTGCAGCTCCACTAGTATTGACAGCAGGAGAGATATTAAAAGCTACAGCAGCTACAGCAGATAGATTGCATATAGTGTGTAGCTATTTAGAAATTACATGACCATACCTGTACTTATACCTACAGATAAAATTAAAGAAGTTGAACAGTTTGTTACTGATTCTATTGATAAAGCATTAAAGTTTTCAGGTGATCATTATAACTTAAATGATGTACTTAAACAACTTTATGAAGACAAGGCACAGCTATGGATTTTATGGAATGATAAAAGAAAAACTAAATATCAGGGTTGTATAGTTAGTAAAATATTACAAAGACCCAATACTAAATCTTTAAACTTATTTATTGTTACTGGTAAAGATAGAAAACTGTGGCAAGATAAAATAACTACAATTGAAGACTTTGCTAAAGAAAAAGGTTGTAGTCATTTAGAAACATATGCAAGACCAGGATGGTCACGCATACTTAAAAAACATAATTATAAAACAACACACTATTTATTAGAAAAGAAATTGGAGGACTAATATGTCAAGTGGAAGTGACGCACCTGTAGTAGCATCAGGCGGTGGTATATACGAACCAGCCGAACCATATGTAGGTGATATAATGCAAGAAGCTGCAAGGTTATATGGCAGCGATATAGGGAAAGAAATGTATCCTGGTTCAACAGTAGTGCCATTTGCACCAGAAACACAGGCTGCTATGGATTTACAAAAATCTATGGGATTTATGCAAACAGGTCAAAGTCCTTTATTAGATATAGCACAATCTAGTTTAGGTGGATTTGCATCTGGCGTAATGCCATCTGCTTATAGTTACTTGACTCCACAAGCTGACTATTTATCAGGTGTAAGAGAATCTATTGGATCAGGCGTTATGGGTGATATTGCTACAAGATTTGGTACTATGGGTAGAACAGGCACTAGTCCAGGTGCTGTAGATGCAGCGACTAGAGCATTTACACAAGAATATGCACCATTTGCATTGAGCCAAGCTGAAGCAGAAAGACGAGCAGAACAAAATGCAATTGATTCAATGATTGGTAGACAACTAAGTGCATCTCAGAATTTAGCAGGATTACAACAAGATATTGATGCAAGACAATCTCAAGGTATTGATAGAATCATGGGTGTTGGAACTATGCAAGAAGACATGGCAGCCAGAAATTTACAAGAACAAATGGATAGATTTAATTTTACTCAAACAATGCCTTACGCAAGATTAAATCAATTTGCTGATTATATTTATCCAGCTGCAAAATTTAGTATGCCACAAATGCAATATGGTCAAGCAGCATCACCAATAACATCTGGTTTAACTGGAGCATATATGGGTGGACAAATGTTTGGTGCGCCTGGAGCAATCATTGGTGGACTAGGCGGATTTTTAGGAATGTAAGGAGACATTATGGCAGATAACCCAACTCAATTAGATATTACAAATATGATTCAGACTACAGGTAACACTGATATTTCTGATTTAAGCAATGAACTATCAGGAACACTTATGTCTACAAATAAAGATGATGGTTTTTTTTCTTCTTTAGGTAATATTGCAAATAAATTTTCTGAGTCATTAAGTAATCCAGGAGTATACGAAGCTCTTATGATGCACCAAGCAGCTAAAGGTGGTGGAGATTTTACAGATATATTATTAGCAGGTGTTAAAGCAAGAAAAGAAACAACAGAAAATCTTTTTAAATCTGCATATAACAATGCGAGATTACAACAATCTCAAACAATGACTGAATATT